AGCGAGGCACGGCGGGTGCTGTAATCGCCAGCCACGGAGGGAAGGTCGAACAGCCAGACGCGGGCATCGACGGCGGAGCGGTCAGTGCGGGGGGCGCCGACTGAGGTAAAGAACGACTTGCCGGACACGGCCTCGCCATCGAGAGACCAGACGCCGTCCTTGCCAGCCAGAAGGTCGAGCACCTCATCGGCCAGATGGTCGAGGGATGGCATGGGGTTGCCGTTTCGGGTCTCAAAGCGGACGGTGCGGGTGGACAGGTCCGCAGTGATCAGGACGCGAAGGCCGTCGACCTTGGGCTCGCAGACGTAGGACGCAGGCGTCTCGCCAGCATACAGGCGTGCAAGCATAGCGCCGTGGCGGGCCTTGGGCGTGCGGCGCTTAGGATGACGCGGGACCGCATCCTCGAACATGGCGAAGAAGGCGGCAAGTGTTGGGTCCTGTTGGCAGAGCATTGATGGAACGACCCGAGTAAGCCACCCCTTGCCCCATCCGTCAAGCCCCTTTCCCTACCAAAGCGGGCAATGGTACAATGGGAACGAAGAGCATCCGTCACATCGTCGAGGCCACCGTCGCGACTTACCTCTCGACCCAGACCGGGCTGACCACCGTCACGTTCCTGACCGGGGACAGCGCCGCGACCCAGACCCTGCCCAAGGCCGTGGTCCTCTGCGAAGCCGCCCGGGCACCGTCCGACCTCCCCGAAGGCGAAGGCAACTTCTCCTGCTCCGTCCGCATTACCCTTTTCTCGAACGCCGACGATACGACGCTCGCCGATCACCGCGCTCGATGTGCTGCCCTATCCGGCAATATGCGTGATCTGACGTCCATCAAAGCGGCCTTCACGGCCACGGGCGACGCGTCCTGCTATGACGTTACCATGCAGTCCGAAGACGAGGGCATCGACGAGCGCTCCTGGGCGACCTCGTTCACGTTCGACATCCTGACCGTCTTCCCCGCGTAAGGTTACCAAACCGAGCATATTCAAATGGCCGCCATCTCTAACGGAACCACCTGCATTTACGGCATCGCCAACGGTACGTTCGGCAATCTGTTCGTCCAGTCCTACTCGCTCTCGTCCTCCTTCAACGCGGAAGCCACGGTGGTCGATGAGACTGGCCTGACCAAGACCCATCGCCTCGACGATCGCAAGAGTGAGCTGACTGTCGAAGGCATCGCAAAGACCTCTAGCATCCCGGTCCTCGGCGCCGTCCTAACCTTTACCCTGAACACGCTTTCGGCCTACCCTTCGGGCTCGGCTTCGGCTTCGTTCGTCGGCACGATTACCAAGATTGACGACAAGGGCTCGAACAAGGGCTTCACGACCGTCTCCATCACGGCTATCGATTACGAAGGCATCACGCCTGCCTAATTGACTTAGCCCCAAGTGGGCTACACTAGGCGGCATGGACAAACGGTTCCTCGCTGCCTACATCGACCCGGCGCCCCTCAAGGGGTTTCTGGGTCGTTCCCTTTACCCCTGGTGCCTCAAGTACCGGGTGCGCCTTGAAGCCTTCCAGTCCCCGCTGATAGACGGATCGCGGGACATCACGCCCGCCGACCTAATCCTCGCCGTCAGGTTGTGCGCCGAGGAACCCATTGGGAAGTTCGGCATCGCCGACACTTGGCGCGTCATTCAGCTCGAACGCAACCCCAAGGAGTTTCAGCGCGTGCTGGCTATCTTCTCCTCTTACATCCTAGTCGCCCACTGGCCCAAGTTCTGGGAGCAGGCCAAGACCAAGGGCGGCGGCGGCAAGGGTATCCCCTGGCCCCTGGCTATCGTCAGCAATCTCATTGCCAACGGCATCGAAGAAAAGCGCGCATGGGAGATGCCGGAGTGTCAGGCTATCTGGATGAATACGGCCTTCGGAGTTCGCAACGGTGCAGACGTCTCGGTAATGTCGCCAGAAGAGGAAGCCTTCATGGCCGATGAGGAAGTGAGGGAAGCCTTAGCCGCTGCTTCCAATCCTGCAAAGGAAACCCCCTGACATGGCACAATCCCTAGAGGTAAACATCAAGGCCACCTCCGACGTCCCGCAGGCGGTAGATCGTGCGAAGGAGTCCATCGCCAGCCTGGAGAAGCGTGCTTCTGGGGTTAAGGTCGGTACTGCCGGCGGCGCCGTGGAGCAGACCACGACTAAGGCGACCTCCGCGGTGGGCTCGCAGTTTGACAAGATTGGCAAGACCTTCGGCAATACTATCTCATCGGTGTTTCTGTCCTTCGCCGGACCGCTCGCCATCATCTCGGGTATTATTGGGTTTATCGGCAATTCAATCGCCGAGGCAAAGCAATTGGCCGCGGACGGTTTAAATCGAATCGCCGAAGGTAAGAGCAAACTTGCGACAGATGAAGAGACCAAGATGGCAAACTTCTTTAAAGCTAAAGACGCACGCGAAAAGGAAGAGAAGGAAGTGGCCGCCGGTCGAGCTGAAATGACGCGAAGATTTCTTACAGAAACCGATCAAGGCAAGGCTGTCATGCGTGAAGCTCAAGCGTCTGGGCGTGCTAGTTTTCTTACCGGCACTGGCGATATGTCCAAGGCTGCAGATATGCAGAAGTTAGCGCTGTCAGCTTTTCTTAAAAGCGACGAAGGCAAGAAATACGCAACCATGTTTGACGAGGAAAAGAAGAACGCCTTCAAGCCACCCGAGGGCTTCTCCAACGTCGTCGGCGTAGGCGCTAACCCGGTCATGGAAAAGATGACTGAAGCCATCGAGGTCGCCAAGGAGCAGCTCGTCGAACTTAAGAAGTTCAATTTCAACACCCCCTTAGAGCAAACCGACTTTACCAAGAAAACCTTTAAACAATAATCATGGCTAAAATCTCTCAGGGCAACGCCCTCACCACCCCGCTACAACAGCCAGGTGCTAAGATTCAGGGCGACGGCTACGGCCTGCTTACGGCCACCGTTGTCTGGAAGGCTGACGAGGCCGCGTCCGTCAACTCAGTCATCAACCGCGGATCGTCCTGCCCGATTACAAGCCTCGGTACGCTGACCGCGCACAAGTACTCCATCAGTTACGACGCCCTAGACATCGCCACCCTTACCGTGGACTATGTCGGAATCGAATCTTCGTCCTACTCTGGGACGCGCACAGAACCGCAGATCACTGGCTCGCAGGGTCTGACCTCCGAGAACATCACCGCGCACCCAAACTTCTTCTCACTGGCTACCGGCTTTGCTGGCGCACCTATCGCTGGCGTCGGCACCGGGACGACCACCACACCTATTTACGCTACTGTGTCTATCACTGGAGGCGTTGAATACGAGGGCAACAACGGCTCTCGCTTTCAGGAACAGAACGGCAACAAGTTTCTCGGCTTTAAGAAAGCCCTCTACCCTGGCTACTACGGCAAGACAAACTACCTTGCCCCGCAGACCTCTTTCTCTGGTCACTTCTACACGACCAATGCAGCTAACGTCACGGGCCTCCGTGATCGCGTCGGCAAGAGCAGCGGCACGAATCAGTTTAATTCCATCAAGCTAGTACCGGACTATGTCGGCACCGTCTTCGTCAATGGAACAAAGAACCAACTGCTGCTGGCTCAAATCTCCTTTGAGGACTTCGGCACCCTTTACAAAGTCCAGTACGAGGTCCGCTATAACCGCGAAGGTTACGAACCCGAAACCTACGCCCTGTCCCCATGAAGATTCAACCAGGCGTTGGCTACACGTTCGACTCGTCCGCTAAGGGCTTTACGTTCGACACCTCCGAGCAGTTCCCAAGCCGCGACGGCGGCAATGGTACAACGCACCCCCTTAAAATCATTAACGTCAGCATCAACGCAGGCGGCAATGTCATCTATCAGGTGCAGTCCGGCGCAATCAACAACCTCGTCCCGCTGCTCGATGATTACATTTCCTCGACAACGGTTTTACTAGACCGAGTGACCGCTGGCGTCGCCGACCCGCCCACCGCCGAGCTGACTTCCGGGAATTACGATGCGACCACCCTGACGTCGTATATCACTTTACGATCTGGACCTGACGCGACGACAAACGACTTCCCGTCCTCAGATGTGACGAGCGCTCGTTACCCTGTAGTGATCGGAGGGAATGTGTCGCCAGTATCTCCCGATACCGACACCGCAGGCTTTATCGTCCTGGGCACCATCACCGTCGACAACGTCACCACCCCGACGACCTTCACGGTCAGCCAAAACGTCACCGGCTCCCTCTGGGCCGACCGCCTAAAGCTTGGCACGACCACGGCTGTCTACTATTACGCCCGCATCTAATGGGCTACATCATCGGAGAGTACTCCTATCCTGCTACATGGCGGGCAATCCGCACCGTCGTCTCAAACTTTGACGCGACCCCGAGTGCTCCTACGTTCGGACATCATAACGCAGCCTACCCGGCTGGTCCGGCATGGCTTAAGACTACAGCAGGCAACGGCCTGTTAAGGCAGCAACACATATTTGGGGCTGGGGAAATTAGGTTCAGTCAGAACACTCCGCCGGCCAACGATTCTCTGCGGCTTGAATACTTTAACGACCCCTACCCGGTCGACCTACTGGGCCAGACGGTCACGACCAGCACTAGCTCGTTTACAATCATTGCAGGCCACTTCACTGGCGGCGCTGCGGCAGGCGTAGGTGGCACAACTCCCGTCCTTACGATTGGCGACTTGCAGAATATCACCTGACCCCCCTCCCCCTTCCAACTCCCGCAACGATAAGACCCGATGAGCTGCACCAACCAAGTTACCGTCTCGCAGGGCAACACTTTCGCCTGCACTTTCACCTGGACGCCCGGGGCGACTGGTCCTGCCAACCTCCTTGCCACGACCATCACCTCGACCCTTGAGGACCGCGACTTCAATGAGTACGCCATGACGGTCACGGTTGCCGGCGATGGCCTGTCCTTCACGGTGGCCTACACTGGCTCGACTGCCTCTTGGGCGCTGGGCCTAGCCCGCTGGGACATCAAGTTCGTCTTCCCTGGCTCGACGGTGAGCCGCTCCGAAATCTTCCGCGTCAACGTCATCGACTCCGTCACGGTCTAAGACCATGCCCGACGCGATCATCACTTCGACGGCCTCGACCTTCGGGACCATCTCTGGCACCTTTGCGGCTGACCAGTCCACCATCACCGGCACGGTCACTGGCACGGTCACTGGCACCCTGTCGGGCAGCGTAGGCGTCCCCGGGCCTCAAGGGCCGACTGGTGCCACAGGGGCCACAGGAGCCACTGGTGCGACTGGCGCGACGGGTGCTGGCGTGGCTGTCGGCGGTACGACCGGGCAGGTGCTTCAGAAACTCAGCGCTACAAACTACGACACTGACTGGCTGACACTCCCTGCGGACTTCATTACTAACGT